GAAGATGTAGAGCATTTCATGGGCTCTCGTATCTTAGACAATTCAATGCCCAATCGTGCATTGATCGAAGATGCAACTAAGTTGTATTATCTAGAAGAACAAATCAAACAAGACAAACTAATATTCAAACCGCAACTATTACACGAACCTTGGGCAGATAGATATCGTGTTCATCCTGGTTCGGGTCGTATCGCAGCAATGTGGAAATGTGATCCCATAAAACCTATAGAAAGCATCTATATTCACTTCAATGAAGACATATTTACTATCCCTCAGAATAGCACCGAAGTGAGGTCCTCAGAGGCTTTCTTAGACGCAATCACGTATAAGGCGACTAATAGCATAGATTGTACAGTGGAACCAGCGTTAAAACGTACGGAACGAGACACCGAATGGAATCCAACAATAGTAAGTACCGTAAATTGGGAATTCATTCGTTATAGTGAAGGGAAATATTTCTTGGAATATAAGCAAGCATGGCGTGACTACGCACTCGACTTATGGTTACTACTTAATCGCTAGATTAGATCTAACCCAGTCATGCATTTCAGGCGTGTTATGCGCATTGATAACTAACCAATAACTATCTTTAGTACTTGCATTAAATAATGCATGCTCTAATGTAGTGTTCACTGCATATAGTTGGCCCATTTCAAAATAAAGCGGCTTATCTTCTAACATAAATCTAAACCACGGATTTGTAGTATTAGATAACGCCATTATTAATCTAAACGTATCCACATTTTCACCACGACTATCTCGATGTGGTGGGAAATAACCGCCTGGCGATACTCTCAATATATGCGTTCTACCACATAAATGTAATATATCACCAAGTAACTCTTTCATTGAAGTGAGATCATACACAGGGGTAGTTTTATCAAAATCTTTTTCACTGTAATCTGTATTATATTTTCTATTCCATTCATACAGACTATTCAATGCGGGACCAGATTGATTTAAACCACTTTCATTTATTACACATAGACCGTCTCGCTTAATATGTGGTTTAAATTCATTGTATTGTTCCCATTTATCGTCAAACTGTGATAGTTCTTCCATAAATCTGCTAGTATTAATACTCTTATCTAATAAGATTTGATTTCCTAAATTAAAAATTACAGACATATAACTATTCCTTAAAAGATGTATCGCCGGGAAACAATGGTAATTGTGTACCTGGCGCACGCTTAGGTATCTTACTATCTGCACTACTCACGCACGCATTAGTCGTACATACTGTGGGTGCATCAAATAACTTGAAACCTGTTTCTATATTTCCTAACGGCTGATCTACGCAACTATAACTACGCTTCACACTACCATCTGGTTCTCTGATAATAATACTACGATGACCAGATGAACATTCCCAGCCCTTGAATTTATTAAAACCAAATGCGTTGAATCGTTCAGCCTGATCCATGAACCAATGCTTGTTATCTTTATCCATGAACTCAACTTGAAAATGCTGAGGCACTGTTACATTCTCTTCCCAATACAACGGATCCCCATCTTTCTTAAATGTAGGTGTCGGGCGTGTAACCAACTGAGTCTTTTTCGCTTTATCTTCTGTATAACCACGCTGTGGCATACCGTTGTGTAATCGCTCCATCTGCTCTGCGGTGTAACCATCTACTATCTTACTAGCAGTAGGATCAGACATAGGCTTTAATGTACAGTTGATTCCCTGATTATGAAAGAATAACGCATTATCCCAATCTCGCTCAAACCATTCTGGAACCATCACTTGATTGATAGTTACTTGTACATCATGTTCTTGACAGAATATTAACTTATCAGCAAAGACTTGCATCTTTTCTCTAGTGTCTAAATGCTCTGTGTGCAAACTTGCTGTAATACTTGCTCTATGAAATGGTGCGACATTCTTAACATAAGTCTCAAACCACTTCATGGGACGTGACATATTAGTTGTCATGTGAACTGATGTGTAATTAGTGTTATCTACATCATCTGCAAGGTGTTTCATTATATCCAAATATCCCGGATGGAATGTTGGTTCACCCCCGCTTAAACTAAAGTGAAAACTATTGAAACCATTGTCTCGTGCTTGACGCTTAATCTCGTCAACTGTACGTAAACATAACTCAGTAGGTCTAAAGTCTTTCTTATCACTACGAGCGTAAGGCCAGCAGTAACTACAACGATAGTTACAATAGCGTCCCAGTAACCAACTAATACTGAATAAATCGCGATGAAGCATTGTGCGTTGCCCTACTCTTACTAAATCATCAAATGGTATTTTAGTAAAATCGTATGTACTGTATTTTAAATCTTCGCTCATTTTAGATGCACCATGAAATCTTTTTATCGCCATAATATTCTCTAGCAAAGCCTTCTGCTATGAGCATGTGTCTTAAACTCTTGCCATCTATAATGATATCACCAAGTACTCGACCACCATACTTGTCCCATTTATAAATGGCTACTTGTATAACCGTTGCTGCATTTAACATATCTTTAGTAAACTGTGACGCTTCTTCACCCCATGCTGCTTCTTTAGGACATTCTGCTCTCCAACTTTTTTCTGGAGTATCTACACCATATACACGAATACTTAATTCCTGCTTCAATGGTGCTGGTAAAAAGGTAGCTTCAAATGCAACGGTGTCGCCATCAATCACTCTTGTAATCTTATAATCGTAGATGGTCATCTCTACTTCTTTTGCCATTGCTGGCATTGTTGATAGTATTGCAATTAATAAAATTATAATCGTTCTCATGCTGTCTCTCCGTTAATGTAGTATTTATTATAAAGTATATCGTATGCGTCTACGACCTGTTTGTAACGCCTACCATATATCTGTGCTGCTTCTTTTAATATATCACTGTTACTTACACCTAAGTAATCAAGTATAACATCTGTATTTTTAAACCATTCAACGTCTACTACTAAATGATCAATTTTATCTTCTTCTATATAGGATAATGACTCATTTTGAACAAACACATCTTCGTAATCGTGTTTTTCTTCAAATAGCCTATGGAACGAATACTCAAATTCAAAAATACCATCACCAGTGTTATCGTCTATGTGACTTAGCGATTTCTTCAAATCCCAATGTGCAAAATTTAATTGCCACATATATTTCAACTTACCATCGTGAAAATCCTCTATACATTTGTCGTGATAATCTCTATACCAAACTTCTTTCCATTTGCCAATAATATCTCCGTCCATTAGCATGTGATCTTCCCACCACAACTGCGTTTGTTCAATTATCTCATCTTCTGTTAATTCAATAAATGCATATTGCGTTATATAGAACATTGCACTTTGTTCGGTTGTGACTTGGGTGAATATGAGTTTGTCAGCAATTGGTGCGAACCTTGAATCATATGTAGCACCGAAATAATTACTCCACACTTTATATTGAAAATCTTCATTAAATTTAAAATATTCGGAAAGGCAATCAATCCCACCATCTGTTTCTGTTTTATTTTCCATCATTCTAAGCGTTTCTTGATGACTATAATATAAATCTTGATCAATAAGATGGGTATATCGGTTCTCTTCAACTATGGTTCCAATTGCTAGTCGTTCAGGTGTTGGCTTTAATCCAGAATAGATTTGAGGACCAAATCTATGATCTTGTGCAAGCCACCAATGAATCGCAGGTGCATGTGCATTTACTACTTGATATATTCCGATGTTCATAGTGCAAGGTAATTAGGCATAGCCATGATAGGCGATGATGTTAAAATTATAGCCAATGTGACTGACGCCACTTTAGCCAATAGCACTACTGCTTGCTTAATATATATTTTCATAATTATTCCTTAATTTTTTGAACGGTTAATCCATTCTTCATCTGTCACTTGTATAGGATCAATACTTAATTCATTCAATGACAGATGTTCAGGCAATATCATCGCATATTCAATACAATCTACCGCTTCTTCAAATGTCATCAACTTGCGTCCTGGATGCTTGTCTGCGTTATTCGGCAATGTACCAAACGTAACATAACTCACCTTTGGGCCACCTTGCCAGATACTTTTCAATCCCATAGCGTTACTCGCACTACGTAATGCTTTCTTCTCTTGTTGATATGTCCAATCCGACCCTTTTGTAGCCCTGTCCGTGGTGGACCCGACAGACACTATATGTAGGGATTTCCGGGCACTCTGTGCGGTTTTATATACTACATCTAGTAGCAGTGCCTGATGGTACTGCCATAGTGCACTACAGTTAATAAAAATGTCGTATTCTAGTGCTTTATTTGCAACAGTTTTTTTCACATGATTCAATGTTAGATCATGGTCACTGATGCTTTGACTAATAAAATCTGTCTGTGGATATCGTTTTAATATCTCACTCGCTAGACCAATCTCTGGATTACCTGTACATAATATTTTCTTATTAGTTAAATCAATCACTTTACTTTCCTTTTTACTACTGGACGCAACGTCCATATTTCTTTTGTACATCGGTGTGGCATATCGTCAACGTAGGTACCACAATATGGGCATAGAATCTGATTAGTTATTGTCATTGATTTGTCCTTTAAATTCTGGACATGATTCTACTAACGTACCACGTTGCAATTCATCCATCTTCAAATTATAATCAATAAATTCTTGCCAGTGTTCAGCATGTGTATTCCCAGCATTTAAATACTTAATCACATCGTCTACCTTAGGCCATGCTTTATGACTTTTTAAATTATACAATGCCAACGTCTTTAAATGATGTGGCAATACTTGTATATTCATACTACGCGGATGGTTTAATATATTGAAATATAACTGATCATGTTCTAATCCACGTGATTCCGCAAACTCGATAACCTCGTGTAGTGCACATACATTCAATGCTTGTACCGTACAATGAATCTGAATATATACATTATCCAATTTAGATAATTCATCAAAATTCTTTTCTACTATATGCCAATGACTAGGGTAACGAATATATCTGTCACGCGCACCAATTGCATCAATTGAGCAATTTAATTGTACACGCTTGAAATGTGACCAATATTCGATCATCTTCGGTGGCACATTAGTTAGGTTGGTGTTGTACTTTAAACGAATGCCCGATGCAAGATCATTTTCAATACAATAGTCTAACAACTTATATTGACTAACTGCCAATGTAGGCTCACCACCAGTTAAATAAATTTCTTCAACCGTATGAGCAATTTCAGTGAATGTAATACCTGTCTTTTCCCAATCTGGCCATTCAGTCATGGTATTCATGAATTCTAATGTGTCTTCATCCAATTTCTTTGGTGGATCTAAATATGCTGCATCAACTACTTTATTCCAATCTTTAACCCACATGCTACTTGCCCACGGATTACACATGCGACATTTTAGGTTACATAAGTTACCCAAGCGTAAGTCAACATATTTCACATCAACTGGAATTTCAACATCTATCTTCACATCTTCTTTCAGCCACTTTTCATTAAATCCTGCTCGCGCACTACGAATGCCAGCATCTTCTTCTCTGAAACAACGCGCACACATATCTGGTCGCTCACCATCGATGAACTGTTTTCTGATAGTTGTATAGGTTGGGCTATTCCATACTTCATCTAAATCATGCTTGTAGATTTTATATGGCTTGCCATTCTCTTGTAATATTGTGTTCTCACCGGGCGTGCTATTACAGCATACTCGATAAGATCCCGCAGCATTAGTTGCTACGTGCATAAAGGGTAAAACACAGAACGTGTCACTTACTTTTTTTGTCATTGGTTTAAATCCATTTTGTATAATCTTTGCCATCACTATCATCTAGTATCATTACATGATCAATCAATTGTTGTTTATTATCTTGATCATCCAATGCACCCGGAGCCATGTATGCGGGACTAATCAAATCACTCGCTCTATTGAAGTGAATATCGTGACTTGTCGCCCAATCATTCACTTCGTGAATGTTATTAATATTTAGTACACTTGGTAAACACGTAATACATATACTCGTATTATCAGGTGAACTCTTGTGTATGTCAATGATATTATTACTTACTTGTTCCCAGTTTGCTCCTCGTCTAAGGTATTCAAAACGCTCACCTATGGCATCTACACTTGCAACTATTATAACACGTTTAAACGATTCGAACAAGGGATAATATGCATTAATATCTATTGTTCCATTAGTAATGAATTGTAATTCAATCGTAGATGAAACGTCTGCATCGATCAGATATTTAATTATCTTCTTTACTTGTGGTATCATGAATGGTTCACCACCTGTAAATTTAAGAATCTTTGCAAAATGCAATTGTGGGTATATCTGCTCAATATCTTTGTGCCAACCTGTATTTGCTTTGCGCTTACCAGTTTTTACTGCCCACGAACTTGAACTATAACTATCACATGAGACGCACGTGAGATTACACGTGTTGTTAATCTTTAAGTCCCATTGCTCTGTGCCAATGCTATCTGCTAGTACATCATTCATATACATTCGATAACTCTTACCATTTGACTCTTCATCTTGTTGGCACTCTATGCATTCAGGCAACCAACCTCGCAATGACTCAACATAGTATTTGTTGTGCAACGATTCCCAATCATCGGTAATTGCAACACCAGATGATGCCGCATTCCAAGCACAGCATGGTCTAACTTCGCCTGTTACGCCTATCGTTACTGCATGTTTAAACGCCAAGCATTTTGGCATAGCCGCGATTCACCTGTTGTTTAAATTCATCACTAGGACCACCATCAAAGATCATATGTATCCTTGGTTCTTCACTTTTATTCCATACAGAATGCTTATATCCTGTATTCAATTTCATCACTGAACCTGCTTCAAATGGAACAATACCCATACCTTCAAATACGAATTCGCATCCATCTGGATTGTTTAATGCTACATTAGTTGCACCTACTCCAACTGGATTAGGTCTATCGTTGTGAATGCCCAACCAACCATCTGGTAACAGTGCCATGAACCTTACACGAGCAAACTGGTTGTACAACATTTCATCTTGCATCCATTGTACTGTTTTAGGGCAAAATTTAGCAATATCAGTCCAGTCACTATGGGTTTCTTCATAATCATCTGGTAAGTTATAATCTTCTGCACAATTAGTATGTACACTGCTTATTCCATGAATCGACAAACTCAACCACCCCGAACTACAAGGACGGTGTGCAGTAAAGCATGACGTATATAACAAATTATTTGCTTCTTCAAACAAATCCTTGTGTGGTACATTAATTTCTGGTATCGATATATATGGAAAACGGGTATTGTCCATGATGTAATCAACATCGTGCTCACTTTCTTCTAAAAAATTCCCTGCATCTAATATTTTAAAATCAGGTTTAATAATTCTATTTTCTTCATGCCATATAATTGATTCATCATCAATTTCTTCCCTATCTAAAGGTGATCCTTCAAACCACATAATTTATCTCCTATTGTTCAAATGTTAATGTTTCATTATTGGTTGTACTTATAATAGCCCTTGATGGACATGTTAAGTCGTTATCGTTTATATCAGTGCCCGAAAACCAACAATCATCATGCAATTCATTTAATTTAGTTATTAAACTAATGAAACTCAATTCCATTGCAAACGGTTTACTAAGCATCTTTGGCACAATATAACTATAGATATTAGATGTCCACATCAATGTTCTTTTATTTTCTACTGCTTCAAATAATTTATCATGTCCATATATTAAATCACATTCAATTACTTCCCAGTTGCTCTGTCTGATTCTATCCCATACTGATAACCAATTAGTATCTCCATCAAATTGCTGTATTACGTTTGGCCATCTCTCAAAAGTCAAATCTCTTAAATTTCCATTTGCATCTGGATGCTGTTCAATCCATGCATCGACAAACTCAGGATAGTTTATACCATCCCATTGTTCTAACATATCTCGTTTGAATTTACAACTCAATGGATCAAAATCATATAACACAAATTTCGTGTCTTTTGTAAAACCATACTTGTATGCATAGTAGAATAATTTAAAGCCCGCAGTTGCACCAACATATTGATCAAATACCGTTCCTTCAATTTGTTCTGCAATACCAGGCTGACTAGATTCTGTATTTACAAAATATATAGGACTATCTGGTGCGAACATCTCTCTTATCATTCGATTTGCTTGAAATGTTAGTTTATCACTGTCAAACGGTAAACCTTGTATAGCCTTCTCAAATTCAATTGAACCAACATGCGGCTTCATCGTGGCTAAACAATTCATAAAATCTGCACTCAATCCTGGGACAATTAGTTCTTGTCGCAATGACCATGTCAATAACGGATTGCACAATTTATGATGGTATTGTTCATTAAATTCTTCGTGTGTTATCCACGTATTCCATGTAGCATGTTTGATATTTAATCGTGCACCACCAAGTTTTACAATACCAAATAAACTATCCTCAAAATCTTCAACTATTCCTTGTTTTCTAGTAACCCAATTGTCACTTGGCTTTTCATGTCGTGTACCTTGACGAGAATACCGATCTGCGGGATCTTGATTGTATAATACATCAGCGGGATCTTGTGCACCTTGCTCATACCACGTATCTAAATTAATCAGTATGATGTTTCTTTCAAAATGAGAATATCTTTCATCATCGGTTTGTAATATATTTCCTGCAACTATCCATTTAGTGATATCAAATTCTTCATTAATACGATTTATTTCATCAAGTAATTTTAAGTTAACATCATCAGATGCTGACCAAGTGCCGTCAAACCACATACATGCATAACGATATCCTAATTTGCGCATAGCGATCATCCAACTAATTTCGGATTGTCCTACAATGTTAACTATGCCTCCCCGAAGATGATTATTATGTTCTACCTCTGCTATTTCACGTAACTTTTGCTTTAATATAGGTGTGTCACTTAATTCAATACTATCAGTGTTATTTGAATTGAATGCGTGAACTATTGGCCATGAATTTTCTCCATGATAATAATTCCACAGGCTCTGTCCTTTCTTCATTTTTCGTCCTTATCGTCTGATTTCATATGTTCATTTATTCCCACAAAAATAGGAACAAACTGTTGGTGGATTATCACTATCAAATCCTTCATCCCATAGATATGTCCAAAATAAATTATGCTTCGTTACATTTTCGACTCCATGTACTACAGCATTATTCCAATCAGGATCTTCTTCATTAAGTTTATCCAATACGGTATCAGTAAGATCAACATGACTATTGGAAGACTTTTTTAGTTCAGTAGCATAATAACAACATGGCCAGACCCTGCCCGCTACAGTTATCTCAAATTGGCGCTTCACTTTATCGTCTTTTGTCTCACATGCGACTATACACTCAATGTTATTTTTATTAGATTCCTTCATACCGTACTCCTAGATTTTGAAATCGCTGCTTTAATTCTTCTATTACGTGATGCTCGTCGCGTTCACGCAAACGCATTGCATATTCAAGATCTACTATAAAATTCATCTCGATATCAAGTTCACCTGCGTGTAAATATGCTTCTTCTATTTGATGTATATTCCATTCAAATAATATAAACTGCCATCGCGTCTCACCATCATTATCATTAAACGCTCGCATATTGGCATATGCCTTATCAAATACTACACCCTCTCTATATTTCCAATTAGTATCATGATCTAATCCATCAATACCAAATATAATACTCAGTCTTCCAGAATATTTTTTAGCAATTGTTGCATACCAATTAGCATTTCTAAGACCTCCATTGGTACTTATAATCATAGATACATCTTTATCTTCATCTGCTAACACATATTCCATCATTTCATTAATATGCGGATTCATCATGGGATCACCATATTGTCCACATAACTTAACATATCGTACTTTATTAGATACATTATATTCGCTGGAAAAAATCATTTTAAATGTTTCAAGCGACATATGCTCTTGTACTAACCAATCAACAGGTTCACCAGTATCAGGATTAGTACGTGGACACCGTCTACATCTTGCATTGCAATATGTAGTTATTTCCATTTCCACTTTATGAGCGTCTACATCGTCGTACTTATATATCATTATTGATGTCTATTAAAAAATCAGTAAGTGGCATATCAAGATATTGTTCTATCATCTCACTTAATTTAATCTTAGGATTGTATCTATTTTCTAAATCACGTGTGTACTTACGCATCTTAGTATATTGTATATAATCTCGTTGATTATTTTCCATATAAGTAGCAAATGTATCCATCTCTGGATGTTCTTTTTCATGCTTTCGTAATTTATTAATAATAGCCGATCTATAAGGCTCAGGCCATATCGCTGGGCTTAGTATCTTTGGTGTATGTAATATGTTAGCAGTAATGAATGTCAATTCAATGTCACTCTGCTTCCAGTATTCATAAAATTCTGGCATCTGAAATATATTATGTGCTTGTATAGTAATACCCAATGCTAAGTCTATATGCTCTATGTCATTCAATACACTCAGATTAGATTCTACTGTACTCCAATCACCACCTTCACGAATGTAATCATAAACATCATTGACACCATCAAGTGATACTTTGATATTAACATGCTTGAATTGACTCCAAATTTCTAGCAAATTATATTTTTTAAATGTTAGATGACTCAGATTAGTAGCATATCGCAATTTGATCGTAGATCGTAGATGCTCTGGTATCGATTCAAGTAAGTCGTAATGCTCTTGATTAATGATAGGTTCGCCACCAGTGAATTGTAATACTTTAACTGTATCCCAGAACCCATCCCATTTGCCTATGCTATCAAACAACGTAGTTGGTCGTAGGAGACGTGTTTCGTGATGCTCTGTACCCATATACTTCTCAATGATGTCTAAGTCCTGTACGCGCTTGTACGAACTATGTGTACTACACATAATACATTTCAAATTACAGAAGTTAGAAACCTTCAACTCTATCCACAATGGTGGATTATCTACAGAGTAATCATCATTGAGTTTGATCAAGTCTTTATAATTATCCCAATCATCGTCAAACCATTGCTGTCTATTTGATACAACACCACTTGCTTCATTATGCCAACATACATCACACTCTGATGGTATCTCATTGCTAGTGAGTGCCCTACGAAGTTCTTTGTAGTTGTCATTATTCCATGTGTCTTCAATAGCAGCACCCGGCTCATTGAAAATCTTAGTTTGTGCTTCACAGCAAGGTACTATATCGCCGCCCGCTGATCCGTAAGTATGCATGAATGGTATCATACAAAATGATGTTGTTTTTGCTAGTTCATTAATATCTTTCATTTAATAATTTCTTATATCCTTGTATATATTCTTCTGCATCATTATTACGTAAATCAAACAATTCGTGCATTTGATCTAAATAAATTTCACTATTATCTGGTGCGTTATTTGTTTTACATAATGAAATTAATAATGTATATGCTTTCTTTAATTTCCAGTGACAGTCTTTGTATTGCTCTTCTACTATCGCTCTCAAATTATTCTTATATGTATCTGTCTGATGCGCAATACTCAACCAATCAGGCTCATGTATAGTCTGTAACATTACTGGTACACCTATCTCAAATCTTGCCCATCTCATTAGATCTATTAACACTGGTGCATTTAATACACCAACTGTGCAAGCGACAAATACTTCTACCTTGTCGTATTTAGTTCCCAATTCTGTCCATTGCTTCAGTACAGATTCAATAGCAGGGAATTTGGATGGGTGACGTAATATATCGTTTAATTCGCCAACTGCATCTATACTATTCGTAATTCGCAAGTTATTGAATTCTAATAGATAATCTAAGTTCATCTTCGCTGGCCAGTATGTGCAATTCGTAAATATCTCAATATCGATCTGAGGTGCAATACCACTATCTACCAATCGTTTAATGAATCGTAAAAACTGCTTATGCATGAACGGCTCACCACCTGTCACTTTCATATATTTCAAATGAGATAGTTGATCCATGGATAGTGCATCTAAATCATATTCTCTATTCTTTGCAAAATGTTCTAATACTTCAACCATCACTAAATCAATCGCTAGTGCGTCTTTATCCCATGTATGACTATACTCAGGTCCGCAACCAACACATGCAAGATTACATAGATTGCCCACTGTAATCTCTAGATATTCTAATTGGATTGAATCTGTGAAATCATCAAAGAATTCGTCTGCTTCTGTTCGCATACTAGTAAGACCAGTATCTTCATCGGCTTTGCATTTCCAGCAACCCTCATGCCATTCGTTCCTTAACATCGTCTCGCGAATATCTTTAAACACATACTTGTTATCATCATCAGATAAGTAACGATCATGAAATTTACAACATGGTGTAGCGGGAGTACCGTTTGCAAGCATTGCTGCTTTGAACGGATATGCACAAGCGTTACTCGGCAAATTTGCCATTATTTTTATACCTCTTTAGTGCTTTCGCTAAGTTGATGCGATTGTATGCGCGATCACGATGGAACATATCCCATTCTGGTGTATCAGGTGCTTGGGCAATATGTATCGTATTAGTCTCTTGCAATCCATAATGTTCACATACAATTTTATGTGCTTCTCTATATTTGTTAGGCATAGTATCTGGGCTGAACTTTTTCATTAACGCATTAGACAATGCTACATTCAAATGAATACCGTGATTCCATTCTGTCTGCACTCGCATACCACAACGCTCTTCATCTAAACGACTGAACACAATACCAGCACGCCAGTTACCACCACTTAATCCTTTACCAGTGCTGAATGCAACCATCTTAATACAATCATGTGACAAATCAACATCAATATCAAAACAAGTTCCAAACCATGCACAATCTACCAGAATAGGAATATTCTTTGCTGTACACTCTTCAATCAACCAATCCCATCGCTCGTGCTTGCGTCCGTTACCACTGAATGGAATACTAACGATAACCGCATCACCTACGGATAACCCAGTATCGTCAATGCTATCTGACCAATTCATTTCTGGTCCCAACCATACATCACGGTTATACGGATATTCACCACGGAACACCTTTAAGTTCTGTCCAGTAGCGATGCACCAATACTGCCACCATTCTAATGCTTGTGTAGTACCTAAACTAACATAACGATCAGGATATGTATCTAACCCAGTAAAGTTATTTAATTTGCTGCTTTGTATCCATTTGGGATATAATTCTAAGAATTCTGCTGGTGCTGTACCCACTTCTGCCAAATTCATATTTGGCAATACTTCATCTTGTATATAGTCAATAAATGGTTGATTCCAAATACTGTTGCCTGTCTTACCGAAATCTGGGTTGTTACTCATCATGTATTCCTTGTTAGTCCTAGTGCTATTGCATTATCAAATGTAATAGGATGTGCGCTTACAACGAGCATAAAGAAATCTCTCGCTTCATCGTAATCATTAAATATAGATTCAAATACTATTTCACTTGTTGTACCACTAAGTGTAACACTATATTTGTCTGTAATTGTTTCATCCGAATATGTGAGTATAACTAAATCGTTATTAGCACCCATATTGTCTTTGAAGTCTTCTGTCGTTTTTATATATTGTCGTTTTATCATTATAAATATGCCATCTTTAATAAAAATATTTCTTCATCTGGTAGGTCAACTAGAGTAACCCATTCATTGAATGTATAATTAATTCCATCAATCCACCATGCAGCGTGACCATCAGGCCATATAACCGCAGGTCCAATCTCATTATGCCATATACACTCATCGTCGTATATGTAGCCGCAATATTCTCTATGATGTACGATCACGATACCATCGTTTGTTACTACAAATGTGCAAGTTGCACTATCTGACATAACTCTCGATTTCTGGTATATACTGCAATGTTTCTGTTTTTCGTAATCTATCTAAATCGTCAGTGTACCTTAGAAACCAATTCCATTGCTTATCAGATTCTTGATCATCTTCGTTTGATAACATTAACCCATTACGAATGGATTCAATACCTGTCTGATATCCACCTTCATCTGAGTTTGCACTAGTAAGTGGCCACATTTCTAAATTAGGGATATGCTTTATTTTATCATACGCCAATGCTTTCAACTCTTCTGGCATATTTCCTATATTCAAATAGCCAGGATGAACTACCACGTTACTCATCGAAATACTTGCACGATGCGCATGATGGGTAGCAAACCATTCCCAGACTTTATCTAAATTAAATATATTGGTAATCATTACCGTAACAGCAAACACTACCTCTACATTTGGGATATCGTAGAATTTTTCTATGTTCTCGTTCAATTGATCCCATGTGTAACTAGGACCGCCACGAATAATACTATATAATTCATCAGTTGCTTCTACACTAATTAATAATTCTACATGCTTAAAGTGACTGAATAATTCTCTAAATTCTTCTTTGAATACGGTTGCATTTGTACTGATGTCTAATGATACGCTACTTGCAATACCATTGTCTACAAACCATTGCAATACTGATAAACAGATTTCATCATACAACGGCTCACCACCACGCAGTGCCACCCATTGCAGATTGCGAAAATACTCTGGATTCTTAAATAGATTATCCATGAAGTCTATACTTGCACCATGATAACCTATTGGCTGTTTACTCCAATATTCTGGCTTTTCTCTATTAAGAGATTTACCATCTTTAGTCCAGCCTGTACTTACGAACGGATCACAATGAATACATGCTAGATTACATTTATTACTAAGAGTAAAATCAAGATACCTAATATCAGGAACAGAATCTACTGTAAGATCTTTACTCGCAACCTTTGTTTCATGATCAATTCTATCCCAGAAATATAAACGACGACTGCGCCCAACTTTCTCTTTCTTCACGCAACCCTGACATGATTCTGGAATCTCACGCTTACGATGTGATTCTCTCAATTCAGTGTATGCATCTCCCTCTAGTATTTCACGCAATGATTGCTTACCAATATTACCTAATTTACCTTTATAGATAATGTCTGGGATGACGTTACCACCCCATTTAACAGTTAATGCGTGCCAAGGTGCTAAACAGGTAGGTAGATCTTTTCTATTTACGAATGTGTTTTTCATTTAATTTATAGAACCTATGTTACGCCTGTTTATTTCCTTTAATTTTTCATAAGATATACGTGCTGCTGTTTCTATGTTAATCTCACAATCATCTAATACAGTATTATACGTTAATTTTTTATAAACGTCATATGTACTATTATAATACTCAAACAGCAAATTATAGTCAGCGCCAATCTTTGCGGCTTCATACAAAGTTTCTACAGCATCTATTACTAGGCATTCACCTATGTATTGTGAATCGTGAATTTGACCAAGAATGCAATCATCCCAATCAATAATAATCCAATCACCAATATCAAACTGCAATATATTACTACGTCCGCCGTCAACATTACAATAAGGAAATATCTTCAGATTTGTTTCTATATATTTTGGAAATACGTGTTTATTATACATATCCATATCGTTGTATATTGAGGATAATGGGTTAGAGTCATTCTCCAACCAAGATAAATTTTTGTCTAATTCAAACCCGTAAGGAACTCTTGTCATTTTATACTTAATAAAAGAATTTGAGTTTGACTCATTACCATTCCAAGAATAATCTAGTCTTTCAATAATTTCCCAATCATCATGTATTAGTTTTTTAGGGTGTAATGAATTTATTAGATCAATTTGTCCTTGAATACATTCTTCATCAATAGCTGGTATTATTTTTACAATAAAATTACCATCGTCATATGCCCACCTTGGCATATGACATGATCTCTCATTAGGATCACCGGGTTCGAACTTATCTGGCATTAATTTCTTATACATTATTAAAACAGTTCTCTTAATAATTTCTCTTCTGCTTTCTTCTTTGTACGACGATTTACGTCTGCTGCTGCAATTTCTCGCTGCATGTAATCTTCAAACATATTTTTCAGTTCATTCTCTTCTAAATTCACAATCTGTGATTTAATTGAAGATAACACTTTTGTTACACTCATATCTGTACTTTTATTAATCTCATCTTGGATGATATTTGTTACTACGTCTGCATTAATCATGGTAATCCCCTATAAGTTTTATATATATGTATGTATTATAACATTGATACTATTATATACTATGTTTATATGTTCTGTCAAGGTATTTATTTACGAATTATTACTTCAAATGGCGTGATACCATCTCTCCAGGTCCCAGCAAAATCTTTTATAATTACATCACAATTATTAGATTCCATAAATTTAGTTACACCATCTAGATCTGCTACTACTTCGGATAGTGTAATTAAATAACAAGGATCTGCATTCTTATCTGCTGCTAAGAACATCATATGTTCTATACCATTGTATCGCCAGTTATATCCTATACGGGTATCTTCATGCTGCACAAATCCATCATGTCGTATAGAATCCCATAAGTAGAATCTGATATCTGCTACATCTGCTGACATAATATCATTCATTGTAGTACCTACTACATTCATATTATCATCTACAACTACTGCACACCCATCAAATACTGTAGTGCCAGACTGTGTCAATATCTTAAACTGATCTGCACATACGTCAACCGTATGGATGAACTCGCCAGATACACTCCTAAATTCTACCACTTCGCCACGAACAATAATATTCAATCGCACACCGTCCATCATCTGTTGTACCACGCAAGGAAACGAGATGTTTTTCATATTCTCTTCCGTGTATTCACTAGCACATTGCACTGGATAACCTTTTATTAAATTATTCCATACAGTGTTGATAGTATCTGCATCAAGTCCCCAATCGCATTCGTTTTTCATGATTGCGACAAATATTGGCACTTCTTGATCGTTCATATGTGTCACTGCTAGATTACATGCGAATTTTGCTTCTGATGTTGTGTATTTGTTATTTAAAATTTCTTCAAATAAATGCATGAATCTTGGGATTCCCATGCCATGCATTTTGCCAGCGTTCAGTGGTGTCCAATCTTTCATATCAAATTGAAGCATTGGATCATATGCAAAGGTAACTAACATTTTGATCAATGAGTTTTCTTCATATTTTTCTAATATTAATAATTTTTCTTCTTGAGTTGTCGCTAATGTCAATGCATCTGCGACTCTACGTATTGTTGCTATTCTATTCATAACAGTATTTAGCATGAATAAATACCTATATAATTATAGGAGATAAACTATATTGAAATATTATATTTTGATTGACCCACACAAACCAGACTACTGTAAATTGGGTATCACGAAAGATCCAGAACAACGCATAAAGGCATACCGAACGGCTGCGCCAGATTGTTACTTCAAGAAAATATATGACATCCCCGACATTATACATGAGCGTACAATACTAAAACTATTGAAAGAATCATTCAAAGTTAATAGAGAGTATGTACATTGTAACCCTATCATCGTACAGAATATAATAGAAGGTTATTTTACCGATGTTGATATAGCATACACTTAATTTAAAGACGAGAGAATGCACTTAGTAGTTAATCTGATTGATGACAAAAAATAGACAATAAAAAAGGCGCAATAAGCACCTATTTTTTAAATTCGTTTATATCAGTAATGATTTACACGTTTCTGATATGGCGCAGAACCACGTTGAATGTTTTGCTGTCTATGTTCAAGATTAGATAAACTAGATGCACTTGACAGATACTGCTCTTCCTGTGTTGGTGTATGTAATTTTTTATTCAATCGCTTCAGTACTCGTTTGATTCTACTCATTATGATAATTCCTCTTTTGATGGGACTTTGCCCTTGTTGTTTAACATATGGTTATATACCATTTGCCAATCGTTCTTGTATTCAATTCTCGCCCAGCTTTCCAATTCTCTATTAGCCTTGGTAATAGCAGAGCGTTTTGCGAATTTTGTTCGCACTCTTTGTAATATTGACATTGTATGTCCCTCCAGTATGATTTAATAATCAGTACACATTATAGCATACTAACACCTTTATTTATACTAAAGTATTACATAAATGGTAGTTATATAGTATATATTTGTTATTCATACCATTTATATAGACTGAGAATATCATGTTTTTTATTTTACTAAATACAAGTGATGATTTAAGAACATGTTTCTAAGAAAATCAGACATCTATGCAAAGCGCAATATAACACCAACTCGGGAGGTGAGAACCGCACGCGCTTTTGTAGTCACATATGTTGATCTCGCATAGATGTTATCCCTCTACCTCATATCCAACGCAACTTAAATAATAAGGCATCTTTTTCTGACTTGAATGCCATGAACACTTCTGGATAAGTATTGTGTAATGCAATCGCCACGGCATCTACATCAGTGCTTATCACGAATTTAGAATTTATAAATTTACCATGTATGCGATCAAGTCTAAACTCATCTGTACAATGCTCTTTACACCAATCAGTCAATTCATATGGGGTGGATGCAAATGGATGATACCATGATGGGAAATTAGTGATGACAGCCCATCTTACATGAACAATAGACTTGTATCCAAAATAATAATCTACAAGATTGGGGGCAGATTTATCCCTGCAAGTATCATATACATGATTATATTGTTCCCAACTTGTACAGTTATGTTTCTTTAGATATCGCTTATCAACCCTGCGTTTATAGCGTGATCGTATGAAATCCAGTATCATGAATGGTGAACACCAAAATGCTTCAATGTGCGCTGTACACACAATGCTTGTACTTTACAATCTTCCATCGCATTATGCGCTTCAAACTCAATCGCCTTACGAGGATCAATTTCCATAAGTCCTAGCAATGTACGACTATCTCTAATTCGCCAAAAACCAGACCACGGAATATGATGATCATACTGGCGATACATGTTTTCAAGAATACCGAAATCAAACTGCGGACCCTGTGCCCAAATATGAGAGGGACCAACTTGCCATTTACACAACGCTTTTAATACATCAATTACAGGCGTACGATTAGGATTGTCAAGTTCTTCAAGTAACATTGCGCCATTTGTTTTAGCCCACCATGCAATTGTTTCATCAGTAGTGCTACGAGTATCTAACTGTTCTGCTATATCTAGACTGTAATAGAATTCATCCCATGTACCACGAGATTCATCGTTGGGATCAAATTTAACCCCACCAATAGTAAGTACCACGGCATCTGTATCAGTGCCCAATGTTTCAATATCAATCATTGCATGTGTTGTCATGGTATATTCCTAAAATAGTAATTTAAATATGAATGCATCATTTTGGTTTTCAAACAAAAACTGATGCTTATTGTTGTCTCCCTCTAATCGCTTAATGACATTCCACGATTGTAGATAGATATTATTTGTGCACCATTTCTGCATTTCTTCTGTATTAGTAGCGGTGATTCGAACATCTAATCCTCTAGAGAACCAACTATGTTTATGGTCAATGCAATGCCAAACTGTCCAATCTTTATGTGCTTTTCCATATAATCGAATGTTCTTACGTTCAGTCGGATTGTATTGAGAAAAATCAACTTCGCTTATTTCTTTCTGTTTATCTGTTAACATATTATATTCCAAATCTAGTATAACAACTATTATAACAGAGTATAATCATCTTGTCAACATATAAAAGGATAAATAGATATAGAAGTGCGATTCACTGGACGGCAATCCCTAATCGCTTTAATACTAAACAGGAGTATCAACATGAATATTTATCAATCCCAAAATAACATCTACTACGTTTACCAATACCTACGCGAAGACAATACACCCTACTATATCGGCAAGGGCAAAGAAGACCGCGCATGGTCAAATAACCCCAATGCTGGTGGATTATCTGATGAACATAAGAAAAATATATCAATAAATGCCAAGAATAGACCAACTGGTAAATGCCCACATTGCGGTAAAAAAGCAACCAACCAAAATCTTTCACGGTGGCACAATAATAACTGCAAGAAAAAAGGGATTCTGCAATAGAATCCCTTTTATAACTTCTTCTAAAAGACGCTAACTTCTGCGTTATGAATCTAAAACCAGCCTTCCGTATTTATCAAAAAAGTCTTGGAAACGAGCAATCTTGCTTTGCTGCGGTACAAGCCCGTAGTTTTTCATCGCGATTCGTGATGCCATGATAACCATTTCAGTTTCGAAGTTATCCATCATGTAACTAATAAAGTTACTGAATGATTCATCAAAAATAGTTGAATCTTTAGTCTCTTTGCACTTATCAGAGCGATCCTTCAACTCATAACACATACTAGTAGCAAGTGCATACATCGCTGAAATCTCTTTGGTTTTTAGAGTAGACACTTTACCATCTAAAACATCAGACGGATTAGGTAGATCACTAGCAATCTTGCGATGTGCCATGAACTTGATCGCAGTACCTTCGCCAACACAACCTGCTACAATATCAGTCTGTAAACCTTCTGGCAATACACCTGCCTCGCCATCAAGGAATTCACCAACATAAGTCCATGAACGAGGTGTTGCAAATCCACGCGACGATGACTTAGGATCAAACTGATACAAATCGTTCTTTGCAAAGTTCAAGAAACCTACCACATCAGAATTGATTTTTTTATCTACTGCCCAGTTAAACCAATCGTCAAAGTCTACACGCAACTCAAAGTGAACAAAACGGTTTTCCAACGGCTTAGGCATACGATACGATACACCCTTGTCAGACTCACGGTTGCCTGCTGCCATCACAACAACATTTTCTGGTAACACATATTGACCAATCTTACGATCAAGAATCAACTGATATGCTGCTGCCTGTACACTAGGCGCTGCTGAGTTAAGTTCGTCAAGGAACAAGATAATTGTCTCATACTGTGCAGACAATTCTGCGGTAGGTAGATCAGATGGTGGTAGCCATTGCATAGTACCTGTATCAACATTAGGCACAGGATAACCACGAAGATCGGTAGGCTCAAATAATGCCAAACGCATATCAATTACTTTGGTAGTACCAAGTACACCAGAATCAGCAATAGATTTAACCATTTCCGATTTGCCAATACCAGGAGGTCCCCACATAAAGATAGGACGCTTTTGACGGAATGCAATCGGTAGAATCTGATTTGCTTCTGACATCTTGATAGTACGAGTTTGCGTTACATTAGACATAATACTTTTCCTTTTAGGATTTACTTAATTTAATTTACTTAATAATTATAACAAATAACTGAGAGACTGTCAACTCTTTTCGACAACTATTTAAAGATAACGCGGACCTGTCCATTGAACAGTATAACCACCATCAACAATGTTACCACGAGGCTTATTGCGTGCTGGAGTAGAATAACCTGCTGCCATTAAGATATCGCCTTTTTTAAATTTAACATCATCATCAACATTAACAACGAAGCCCCATACAGCACGATCAGTCATTACTTTTATGTATTTTTTACCAACTTTGTAAGACAACCCATCATTGAAGTCTTTAGTCATGCGCTGACGAATTTCAGACTTACCACCAACAAACAAGTAGTCTGCTTTGATGTTGTCTAACAAGGTATTCATTTCAGTGCTAAGTACAGTATTCATAATCTTTCTCGCTTTGCTTTATTAACTTACTTAATAATTATATCAAGAATCCTTACTTTTGTCAAGCGTTTTCAAGTATTTTTATGAAAATAAATTACGAGAAATTATTACTTTCATAATCTCGCTCGTGCCTGCATATATACGCTGAACGCGTGAATCAAGGAATGCTCTCGCCACTGGATATTCCATCATATATCCATAACCACCATGTAATTGTAAACACTCATCAATCACTTTACATTGTAGTTCAGAAGTCATCAACTTTACTTTTGCTGCCGTAACATCATCTAACTTACCTTCTACTAACAGTTCAAGACAACGATCAACGAACACTTGTGCTACTGTAATGTCAGTATCCATTTCTGCTAACTTGAACTGAGTGTTCTGAAAAACTGCAATAGGTTTGCCAAATGCTTTACGCTCTGCTGTATATGCAATAGTCTGCTGTAGAATAGACTGTGCTGATGCAATAGCACCTACCGATACTGACATACGCTCGGTTGGTAATTCACTCATAAGCATAATGAAACCCATACCTTCACTTCCCAATAGGTTCTCTACTGGAACGCGAACATTATCAAAAAATAATTCAGAAGTATCTTGCGAATGTAATCCGATCTTCTTCAAGTTCTGACCACGAGAGAATCCGACACTATCTGCTTCTACTAAGAATAGAGAAATTCCCTTTGCGCCCGCTGTCGAATCAGTCTTTGCAACTACTAACACTAGATCAGCATGTTGACCATTAGTAATGAATACTTTAGAACCATTCAATATATAATCGTTGCCATCTTTTACTGCTGTCGTTTTAATACCTTGCAAATCTGATCCTGCTGCTGGTTCTGACATAGCAAGTGCTAATACAATATCGCCCGTAATACATCCCGGAAGATATTTTTCTTTTTGTTCTTGTGTACCATAATTCATTATATATGGAACAGTGATATCCGAATGAATACTAAAACCTACCGCTGGACTAATAAATCCCATCGCTGATAGTTCTTCACCGATGACAGCGTTGACTCGGAAATCTGCTTCCATTCCACCAAACTCTGCTGATACATTAGGTGATAATAATCCCGCTTCACCTGCTTTACGCCACATTTCACGATCTACTTGACCATCTTCTTCCCATTGCTCATAGAATGGAGCAATATGCTCAGTCGCAAAACTACGCACTGCATCTCGGATTAGATTGTGTTCTGTTTCAAAAATTGTTCTTTCCATTTCTTTACCTCTTGTATTGCATTGTATTTGTATAACCAACAAGTAATCTGAATATTCCACCAATGGGAGCGTAGAATATAAAGATACCTATATTGTTCGTGCTTAGGAAACATTATCAAAATTCAAATAAATCAGAGAATGTGTTATTCGCTGCTGCTGATTGCAAATCCCATTTCAACACACCGATTAGATTTTCAATCTTCTTGGTGATAATAGTTTCTTCCATTAATCCATCATCGAATGGTAGTTCTTTAAACCAATCAGGAATACGCTTAGTGTCAGTAGGATAACCAATACTAGTCATACCCATCGGATTCTTCTTCAACTTACACACAATCGTTTTCATACCATCAGTGATATCAATACTATATGCATCATCATTGATATGTTTCAAACGATTCCAATTGATTGCTGCCATCGCATGACCAACACCACACTTACCAATCTTATTATATTTCTTTGTATGATTAGTCAAGTTGTTTACACGCTTAGGTGTACCCTTCTGCCAACTATCCATTGCCCTGAACTCACTACGGAATGCCACAATACGATCTATTACGATAGGCTCGTCAACACTGGTTAGTACCATTTCAAGAATCTCTTTCAAGAACTCTTGCATGAACTTAGGTGTATCACTACGCTTCAAGTCAAGTCCCATCGCTTTGATTTTGCCGGGCTTGTCATCTACATCAGTTCGCTTTCCCTCGTCGTCAATCACCATAAGTGCATAACGCTTCTTTTTTACAAAGAGACCAGAACTCGCAACAACTTCACGACCCGCTGCGATGATCGTTCCTAACGCGTGTGTAGCATGGAATGTGTCTTGCATGAATTTAGCAAAAGAAGTATCAACCTCTTCGCATACCGCATCGTAATACGCAATCATTGTATCTTTATCCCAGTTAATCGAACCATCTTCGATTTGATCTTTTAGGATAGGATATGCACTAAAGTACGCAGAGTCAGTATCACCATATACAATAGATTTACCTACGTGATTGTATTCACCAGCAATAACTTCATTCACTTTCGCAGACATATGTCGAGCAATGCAACGACCTGTCAGTGTAGTCGACTGACCCAATCGCTCATCAAAGAAACGAGATCCAGGGTTTAGTAGGGCACCATACAATGAGTTAAGCAAGATCTTTTTAACTAACTGTCGTTTATCCCAATATGCAAATTTATCGCCACCTTCATCGCGAGAATCACGTGCTTTTGCTTGTAGTACCTTTCGTTCTGCATACCAAGTTTCAAGCAATTGTGGAACAATGCCTTTCTTCTCATGTGTGAATAATGTACCGTTTGCTGTAAGTATCCAAGGTTGATCACTTTCAAATACAAGTTCGTAGATTTCTGCACCAGATAAAGTATGAGCAGTACCATCTTCAAATTCAAGTGTCAGTAATGACGTGGTGTTCTTTTCCATAACCATTTCATATTCTATACAAGCAAATCTACCTTCCCAAGCCTTTGGTACGTTTAAGTCATGCTCTTCAAGCATCTGTCTAGTATGTGTGTGCTTTATCTGACCAATAATTGTCTCGGTAGACATATTACATGCACGCAAGATAGACGGATATAATGAATTCAAGTCAATTGATGCGATGTCTCTATGAACACCCTTCACAGGAGTTGCTACATACGCTCCTGCTGCTGCAATAGGCTTTTCTCCACGCTTCTTGTCAGGTACAATTAAACCGTTTGCATGTGCTTCATTAATGATTGCCTGATCAATCTGTGCAACTGATCCCATTGTTGTTGGTAGTAGAACAGTGTTTGAGTGTGCAATAAGATTTGCCAAATCAATAAATTGAAGTTTCTCATCTAATCGAACCATCAAGTCAACATCTTGTATACTATACTGAATGAACTTAAAAAAGTCATTATGGTATAATTGATCTAGTGTTCCTTCGTATTCAACCTTTTGATCACCTAATTCATATTCACATATAGCATCCAATGAGTATGAGTGCATTTCGTGATATGTATATTTACGATACAATTCAAGATAATCAAGATGTATACGACCAATCAAATCATATGTCTGTGTTTCTTTTCCGTATTTAACAACTTCTTTCTGCTTTGGAAACTGATCCCATAAACATAATTGTCGTGTGTGACTCTTACTCAATATACGCGCTATACGATTTACTGTATACGGAATATCAAATCCCTCACTGTTCCAACCCGTCAACACATCTGCTTCTTGAATTAACTCCAAGAATGATATCAACATTGACTCTTCAGTCTCACACAAGATAGCATTGTCAAACCTATCAACAATCGCTTGTGCATCTTCCTCAGTCATTGTACTAGGCTTGATTGCCAAACACACTGTTTGTTTCATCCAACTCATATGCACCGATATAGCAGTAATCGCGTTAAACGGATCATCTGGCGGCGCATAACCTATCTCTTTATTAAAGTCTGTCTCGATATCGAATAATGCTACGTTGAGTGTGGGTGGTTCAGCATCAAGATAATTATCTGCGAGACATCGAAACACTGGGTTTGTGTCACTCTCAAATAAACCTTTACGATGATGCAACTTCTTCTCTGCGGCAAATTTACGACCAGAATTACACACCACTCGCTCTAACGAATCACCAAAGATCGAAGTATATTTTCCCTTCGGTGACGGATAGTACAATGTATGATGCGCAGGATATTCAAGAAAACGACGGACACCATTCACACGTTCCACCACATGAATGATATCCTTGTCACGATCAATTAACCCGTCGACATAACTCATTTACAGAGTGCGTCCAGTGATCTCAAGGATATCTTCCAGTTCACTGAAATCTTCACGGTTCTTTTGAAATTCTGATTTATATGCAATACGGATTGCTTTGTTTAGAATTGCAGGTTTTACATCTAGTTCTTCTGCAATTGCTGCTACGGTATCCTTTAGACCTTCTTTTAACACATTCACTTCTTCTGTGATATGCATGCCTTCAGTGATAATTTGCTTTAGTTTTTTTACGTCTTCTGGTGAAAAATGAGCCATTTTGATATTCTCTTTAAATTAATGAATATGCATATTAGTCAATGCATTACACTATAATACACTATAAACACAGAGTTGTCAATTGATTTTTTAGGTTATTTACAAAGAGAATGATAATTGCACTGAGTAGTGCAATCAAGGGATACTACAAGTCTAATACAACTCCAGTGGAAAATGGTGCATTAGTAACCACTAGTCTTAAATTGTTTTTATGCGTTTCTGGATTCTTTAATAACTTAGACAAGCCTAATGTATTTTTTTCATCATATGCTACTTGAACTGTCTGGTTATCTGCTAAGTCACGCTTACGCATTCTAAAATAGAAATTACCTATTTTATTAATATACTCTTCTACTGTATAGAATTTTCCATTTAAATTCAATATATTATTATCACCAACTTCACCAATAGCATTCATAGGACCCACATACATATAATCAATAGGACCGCCCATTTCTTCGTTACCTCTCATGATGCTTTCTACATAATCATCTGGTACACGAACAAATATTTCTGGAATATGCTTTGCTGCGATAATATCACCATTGCTTAATCCCAATTCATTCTTCATAAACTCTTCAATTCTTGCGAATATCTTTTTGAATAAATCTGGGGCTACTGAATTAATGCCCGCTGCACCACCACCACCTAATGAAGGAGCAGTTGTTCCTTTCATTGAGATACCATAATCTTTACCAGTACTATCAGTTATGAATATATCAATGTATCGTTCTTTGTTCATTGCATTCATTCCCTCATTACTACGGGATGACTGCGCTGTAATACCCATTGTGTCAATAACACTGCCTGGGTTATTATTGATAATGTTTATTAAACCATATTCTTGCTTTTCAGAAGTTTCTTTTTTACTACCAATACCACCGAATTCTTTTGTTTTCAGTAATTGAGTGAGTCGTATTGAACCACCATCTACCAACTCAAATATCGCTGGTATATCATTCTTCTGCAAACGCTCAATCACATCTGAATCATTAACTAACACAATAGATGGCTCAGTCTCTCCAACTTTTACAAATGGAGAACCCGATTGGATTTTTGCTATGAATGTTTCCAAACGTTTGCCTCCATATTTGCGTAACTCTTGTTGAGTTAGCGATGCTTCTTGTAAAAATTGTATTGCTTTCATAATAGTTCTCTTATTAAGATGGTATGCACTTATTGCACTGACATGAATCACACACTTTAATTCGTCTAGGCGGTTCGCCCAAGATGGTTAGTGTGCGATATTTTGCGGCGTGTCCATGACAGATTCCACCACATTGCTTGCATTCTGTCTTACTTTCCAGTGAGGGTTCAAACATTACTTTTTCGCGTTTAATTTTGCTTTCTTTCTAGCAGATTCAAACATAGATGATGCCTGTTCTGCAACATGTACAGTATCTAGCAAATATGCTGATACACCAGCCGTTGATTTTAATTTCCAAATCGCTGCTGCTTTGGTTGCTGCTTCATAACTAGTAGATGCTTTAACTTCAATTGGTTGCTTCTTTACATGAAGCACTTTATACGGACGCAATGCTTCTTCTTCTGTAACACCTACTACAGTTGGTGCTAGTGGTAGATTTTCAAGAGATTTAACTGCATCGTAACCTGTCTTGATCTCAGTAATGATCTCGTACGCTGCGCGTAACTTATCAAGCACTTCTTGTGATACTTCTTCTTCATCTTGTACCATTTTGTGTAGACGTGTTGCACTTTTTGCAAGCATGTACAATGTGTACTTAGCCATTACACCAGTGTCTTCTTCTTCACTTAATACGCCTTCGTTAATTTTTTTGTTTGTCATGGGGATTTCCTGTTTGGTTGATTCTTCAATTTTACGAATTACGTTGTAGCCTTGGCTATCATCAATTCTGTATGTGTCGTTATGTACTGGGATAGATTTTCTAGATTTACCAAATCCTACAATTACTGTTCGCTTATCTTTATCAAGATTGACTCCTACTATTTCTGCTACATTAGTATCATCAATTTCAATATAAACTGTATCACCACGTCCAATCAAGTTAGAAACTTCTTGTGATAACGGTAATGTTGAGTTTTTACCAGATTCATCAAATTGGCTGCCATGCTTTATTGATTTACCTGACATCTTGCGCCACCATTTTTTCATCTTACTTGATAACTTCTTACGATCCGCTGGATCTCGTATATCAAATTCATCAGTATATGAATCAATAATTTCTATAATAAACTGCTGCTCACTAGAATCGTGTATATTATATAGATTTATAATCTCAGTTCCATATTCTATTGCATCTGCGCCGTACATGTGATTCCAATTCGCAAGGTCTTTTTTCTTTATTTTTGTGTTTTCACTTAATTGATTAAATCTCATTTCTATTTCTTATCCAGTTTGTATTGCCTAAAGCCTTTAAATGATTTATTTGATTTTCCTGAACCTAAATGTCCTTTCGGATCAACTGCCTTTCTAGAAGCCATTTTGGTAGTTCCGGGAGTCATTGGAAACGAAACACTGGCTATATTGCCTGCCATTGTATCACCTGCTGCTGCCTCTTCACTTATAATTTCATTAATTTTCATAATATTATTTATGCAATAATGCACTTTACTCCTTATCTGTTTGCTTAACTAATTGCTTCGATATACGTCTATCTTGCTTTTTGCTAGACTTCTTCGCTTTCTGTTTCTTTGCAACTACTGTCCTATGTTCATATAATTCATAATCTTCTTCGTCTTTATGTTCTAGTCCTGTCCATATTTTTGCATCTTCTTTTGCAACACTATTCATAGGACCATGTAAATCTTCGATGTCATGGTGTTCTACTTTCTTGTTAGCCATAAATTGTCTCCCTACATAACTATTTATCTATAAAATTGAACTCTCATCTTTGCATTATTTGCAACTTTTAAACTCGCTTTATTATCTGGGTTAATCATGCACCACAATTGTCTATCGTAAAATATTTCTTTTATTTCCTTAATCGCTGCGGTCGCTATACCATTATTTTGATATATACTTGCAACCAAATATGCAGTCTCGTGTGTATCTTTTATCTCTATTGCACCTGCAAGTATACCACCGTTAATCCAAATACCCCATGTATTATACTCAGTAATAAATGATAACGCTACTTCTTTTGTAAATGGCCACGTGATGTATGCTGCTTCTGCTATATCTTTCTTTACGATGGCTTGCAGTTTATATACATCAGTAGCCTTTAATCTACATACAGTAATATTCATTATTTCTCTATATCTTGTTCACTTATGGTTACATTTGGATACTGCTTATTAAATACCTTCACCAATGCTCGTCTGTCAAAATCATGTGCAGTACGCCTTGATACTAACGCTGCTAGTTTGTTTAAACCATACGATGGGAATTCCACATGAAAACTAGACATCATTTCTGCTGCTTTATTATACATCTTTGCATGTGATGGAAGCACCATACCCATTAATGCTCCTATAGACTCGTCTAAGACATTATCTGTGGTTGCGGCGAGTCTAATGTCATTGGTGTACTCAATTTCGTTAACAATGCCATTAGCGATACGTACACTTGCTCTATCCATCATACGCTTCACTTTCATGATGCCTTTACCAGTTTTAAACAATCCTTTCAACACTGGAACTGTCATAGTCAATGCTGCGCTTAATGCTACTATCTCTTCACCAGACAATGACATCAATGTCTTTGCTATTTCCATAGCGTCTTCTTTAATGGTAACTACTTCATTAATTTTCATTCTTATTCTCCTAGTCCCATATTAAATAATTTATGAGATGAACTGCCGCCCAATATAGGCGGACCCTTCTTTGTTATTTTGTTTCCGAACTTTGCTGCTTGTCGCTCAGTTTCACCCGGCTTTACATCTACTGTGGTATTAACGCCCTGTACAATCTTTCCATCTTCTACTATTGATTCGTTTACTTTAAACTCCCAAGAGTCAATTTTGCTAGGAACAATAACACCACGAGGCGCTGAATATCTACTTACATCTAGCGTATCTTGCCACCATACTCCATCAAGTCCTGCTTGCTCTGCATATAAGGGTAGAACAAAATCTAGTACACCAGTTGCTTCCATGCGTTTCTGTCTTGCTGCTTTTTTCAGTTTATCAGTTGGAACAATCCCACCCTTGTCTACTTCAACGTCATAGTGTTCTAATTCACCATCATATTCATATTCTGCATCTGCCATTGAGGTGAATGTTTGACATAAAGTATCTTCCATTTCATCATCGTAAGCACATACTGTAACCGTTTCTTGCTGGGCTAAGTATTCATTTTCAATTGCCCATTGTTTGATTACTTCGTCATGCGAATCTGTAAGTGCATGTGCATTTAGGAATCTGTTTCCATTTTTGATAGCACTATATGTATCCCCAGTTACATGTCCTCTAGCAATCTTTTTCCAATCTTCTGGATGGGTACTCACGCTCAACCCTGCGCCCTCATATCCATCACGCTTCTTTGACGCATCTAATGTGCCAACATGATATAAATCTTTCACTGATGTAACTGGCAATGCCGGCGATTGGTCTTCTTGTACCAACTTACTATGACGATCCTTAAATACTTTCTTGTCACCTTTCGTCGTCTTCATAACAGGATGATTATTCTTGTCTTTAGTGAATCCCTTTACTACCGCTTTACTATTCTTGAATTTACCAACCAATACCTCATCGCCTACTTCTATATCAGGCAATTCTAATTTTGCTGGTTCTACTATTTCGTTTATTTTCATACGTGATCCTTTAGTTCATCTGGAATACCAACTGCACCTACTTGTGCATTATTTGCAAAATTTGCAAATATCGTATTTTTATCTTCATCTGTGAAATTCTGTGTTACCGCATCTACCAATGTCTCAAGACTATACAACACATCACTATCACCTAGGTTTAATACATCTGCAATCTGCTCATCTGTCTTCCAAGGTCCAGCAATTATTGTGTTCTTGTTTTTTGCTGTGAATCCATTACCATCTTTTCTTGGTACTGGTGTACGATTAACACGAACTAATCCATCTCTTGGGCTAAACATAAACATTTCTGTTTCTTCATATCGTCCGTCTGGTAGTTGATTACCACGATTTTCTCTATTAAATACTGCTGCAATTGACGCAACCATAATGTTACGATGCATACCTTTGTACTTACTTGAACGACCATCATCTGACATTCCTGCTTCATGTGGTGAATGATAATACACCTTCATCCAATCAGGATCGCCTGGCATAAAATCAACTTGGACAAAACCAGTTCTATCTTTTCCATCAACTTCTTTACTGTCATCATAATCTTGTATTTTTACTTTTGTCATGATAACACTACTCTTTGACGTATCAATTATTTCTGGAATAGTCTTTAATTTTTCATAGAAGGCTGGGATATCTTCTGCTGGGATATTTAATGCTACATCAATATCACCTGAAAATTGCTTCTTACCCACTGAACCTAATACATTGTTAAGCAAATCAATACCTAACACTTTCTCTAATGATTGCAATGTGGGAGTTATTTCGGATACATGGATTGCACCAACTCCTGGGAACGCGCCCTTACCTTCTGTGATTCTCATTGAACCATCAAATTCATTTAATCTCATAATCTAATCCTTTTCATACGGCTTTTCGCCTGTCATTTTTGGCAACGAAAACCATAGTTTAAACCATTCGGGCGTGCCAGGCTTGATGTCATGCTCTCGTTCAAGTTTACGTTTTTCTGAACCCGTAATTGATATATTAGATTCATCATCTCCGTCTACAATATCCTTATCGGTATTGTACGGTTGATAAATTCCTGCTAATATTTTTAGTTGTTTAATTTCTTCTTCTAAAGACATGGACATGACATAATACCTCTATTAATTATAGTAGTATTTATGCTGTTGTTTAATTTACTGAGAGTTTTAAAGTACACTAACTTCTGCACAATGCTTCAAGCATCTTGAAATAATCCCAAGCATCTTGAACTGCGGGTGTCATATGTTCTTCTAACGGTATAATGTTGTACCAATAATTTGGCAAACTACTTATTGAATCTAGCACGTGTGTGCGTTCTCGTTTTACTAATTTTCCATCAAATAACAAATCATCTATCAAATTGTGAACATCTTCTTTATCGTAGAAATTCAATTTATGTCTGTTATTTCCCATCATCAAATGAATAGGATCAATCGTATTCTTCCAGAATATATTCCATTGGTCGTCATCTCTGAAATCAATTTCAACGCAAGTTACTATTAGTAACACATCGCTATAATCTACTTTCTTTTCTAGAATATCGCTCAAGCAACGGACTAAATCAAATCCAAGTAACATTACTTATTTTGTAACAACTTTATGTTTAATATGAAATTTTCAACAATCAATTTTGTGACCGTTGCAAGTAACACTACTTCGTGATCATCTGGGCTTCGCATCATATGATCAGACAATACCTGATTCGCTATGAGGTTATATGCTGACTCTTCACTCACATTTAACTCTTCCCAATTAATGGGATCTTCAATTTCTACTTCTCTTGCGATTTCTACTAATTGCTCTACTGTGGGTATTTTATTATTCATACTTATATTTAGTATCATTACGAGAATTTATTCGGGGTAGGTTAATAAAGAACGCTGTTTCAATCTTATCAATATCGGTTGTAGACAACCATGCGGTGATAGCAAGACGATAGCAATCAGATGCATGATCTAACTCAAATCTTATATCAAGATTATTAGGGTCTTCTATATTACATAGATGTTTACCTAAAGCATCATTCACATACCAATCAGATAGATATGGGTAATATCCCATCTTCTCACGTGGTGGTGTTTCTGCGTGTATCTGATATTCGTAACGTGAGATGGTTATTACATGTACGGTAACGTGTAGCATTTCTATTATTTTCATAAAGAATATTATAACACAATAATGATACTACGTCAACTAGATTATTCCGCGTCTTTCTAACCATTCCAATATTTCATTATTATCAAACTCTGGTGCGCGACGATGCGTTTCTGTAAGACTATCCCAATCTCGCAATGCTGGATGCGTTTTTTCTGATGAATTGAAATAAGATCCATGTCTCCAACCTTCAGACACTTTCTCACTAACCCAGCGATTATGATGCCACTTCTTCATATCAAACACTGCTTGATTTTTTACATCTTCATCAATATGAACTGAACTATCCATACTTCCCATTATACCAGCATCATATTGACTAGACAATTCAATATCAAAATCACCATCAAATTGATAATCCCAGACATTAACAATAAACAATGCTTCTTCTGCTGTGATATCACGTGTTAACGGGACAACATATGTATGAGGGAAATCGCAATCTGCACAATGACCATACTCCATGCCTATTAGATCTTCACCTAACTGATACTTTAATACTGTTTCAATTGGTGAAAATTCCTTAACTGCCTTATACCAAGTTAATGCTTGTACTTGTGTTAACGGCTCTGCTGTTTTTAATTGAATGTGATGCTGATAATACATTTTACTTAATCCTTTTGTTTTTATGTTTTTTGTGAATCTGAACTCACATACAGACCAAACCATGCTGCGCCTGCACCCACTATGACTGATACTAATCCCGCTTGTGCCATGTTAGGATCTTCTAGTAGCATGAACCATTGCGATACATCATATAACAAATAGATATATACACTAATGAATGCTCTTGGAAACAATCTCAATCTATCAAACCAATATGGAAATGCTTCTAGCATACTTACTTTACCGTCTTCATTTAAATCTGTATTTGACATATTTACTTCCTCTATTATATGATAGTATTTATATAAAGTCAAGCCGTAAAAAAACCGAGCATGCAGGAAAACATACTCGGTTTTTTAATTAACTTAAAACGTTAGTCTTATAGTCCGCCGTCAGTAACAGTTGCTGCTGCGAAAACGCCGCCAGTTGCCTGTACTGCTGTTTGTAGGTCTGCTGCTGTCCAAGATGAACCTTCAACATAAACGTTGAATGCGCCTGATGCAAATACGCCAAGTCCCAATGATGTGCCTTTCATCTGTACTGCTTCGATGAATGCTTCCATGTCTTCGCCTGGTGCTACTTGTGCGTCTGCACCTGTTGCGCCTGCTATTGCAAAAATTGATACTGTTGCACCAAAGTTAACTACGTTAAATTCGATTTCGTTTGCTGGATTACGTGTTGCCATGTTTATGACTCCTTTTTAATTATCTGTGCTTTTGCACTATATGTATTTATCTTTTTAATTATTTCTGGCCAATAAAAAACCACCCGAAGGTGGTTTTAAAATTGTTAATTTCAACTTAGATTAGTATGCAAGAACTGCTACTGTGTAACCTGTCAATGCTGCTTCTAGGTCTGCTGCTGTCCAAGCGCCGTCATTTTCGATTGCGATGTTAAGAGTAGTATCACCAAGTGCACCGATTAAAACGATTGTTGCTTTTTGTGCTACTGCCACGGTGATTGCTTCTAGGTCTGTTGCAACGATTGCCCCGCCTGCTGTTAGTGTGAAGTGATCTACAGATCCTGTTACGAATTGTCCTACTGCCCATGTGTTGTTTACTTTAGTTGTCATAATTTGACTCCTTTAATTTTAATTTTGTGTGCTTTTGCACTAATTGTATTTATCTTTTATTGAAAATAATTATCGTGTTACTTCTGTTAGTTCAACAAATACAACCCAGTCTACAGTAGTAGCGGCTGCGCCTTGAACTGTAACTGTCATTCTATCGTTAACGCTATCGACTGATACTACACCAGTGAATCCAGAATCACTATCTTGTGTTACTTCATAACTATTATTTCCGATTGCAACCAAATTACCTGCCATCTTGTGAACAATTCCAGTAACTTTAAAACTATCATGTACAGTGCCACTAGTAGCAACATAGGTAGCAGTAAATTTAGCAGTTGTATTATCAGATAATGTAATATAAGTACTATCACTAAATGATACTTCTGTTTCTATTGCATCAGTAGTTTGTATTGCAAATACCAAGTCACGTTTCTGTGCAGTAGTTGATACCCCACTTGCTACTTGTCTAATGTCTGCTCTAAACTCAACATTATGAGTGAAGTTTCTATCACCAGTAATATCTGGTTCTGCCCATCGGTTATTAACAAAATCTTCAGTTGCTAACCCGGCAATACTCGGAATATAAGGCTTATTGGCTAGGTCTAAATAATTACCACTAAACAGTACTGGTAAATTTATTAGCGCATTGTAATCGCCAGTAAACAATGTCGGCGAGTTTGTAAAGTTGTTATAATCTAATGCAAGATCACCTAAGTCAATCTGGTTTCCGTTACTTAATGCTAATACATTGTCGACTAATGTAAGTGACAACGATGCAGATTGTTCTGTTGGAGTATTGTATAAATCATTATAATCACCACTAAACAATATAGGACGATTCACTAAATCATTATAGTTTCCACTAAAGTGGTTTCCGCGTTCTACTAATTTCTGTATTGTCCAACTTTCTCTAGCATATCCTTCTAAATCAATTGTGCCATCTGTACTAAATGATGATAATTGCGATGTGACATAATCTTTACTTGCCCAGTTTTCTGATAAGTCTACATTCTCCCACATTGAACTCAATGCATTGTACATAAGAGTATGTGTATTTGCTTCTGTACCGTCTATTGCAACATCATTTAAGTCATTTATTGAACTAATGGCAGCGATACTTGCACTGCTAATTGCATTAGTCACATATGTTTCTGTTGCCAATCCTGCAATACTTGGGATTGTCGGCGTGTTAGTTAAATCGTTATAATTGGTCGTTCCACCACCGCCTAACAAACTTGTGGTATCCGTTAAGTCACGTACGTCTGTTGGTATAGTTGGGTGTACGATTGCTGAAATAGCAGTGTTTAGTGAAGTAGTAGTTGCATATGAACTTAAATCAACTGTTGGTTGATAATCTGCCAATGATGTTGCTAACTCTGCATCTGTTACATAACTAGACAAATCAATAATACCACCACCAGCGACATTTGCAATTTGTTGATCTACATATGAAATCGTTGATAATCCAGCAATACTTGGAATAATTGGCTGATCTGTCAAATCAGTATAACTACCACTGAATATGATAGGTGTACCGATCAAATCAGCAAAATTGCCACTGAATACTGTAGGCTTGTTAGTTAAATCTGTATAGTCACCACTGAATAAAGAAGTCGTTAATGCATACCCACTTAAATCAATAGATGGCTGATAACTTGCTAATGTATTCGCAAGATAACCCGTTGTTACCAAATCTTGTGGTACATTAGTTAGATCAGTATAACTACCACCGAACACAGACGATGTCAATGCATATCCTGCAAGCGAACTAGTTAATGAAGTTGAAGTTACATAATCACTAAGATCAGTACCACTTACATTTGCAATTTGCTGATCAACGTATGCTATGGTTGAATGCGCAGATAAATCCGTCGTAAGTAGCCCAGTTGTGTCTGTTAATTCATTTACATCAGTTGGCAAACTACTTATCAATGCATGTGCAGATAAATCAGTTGCTGGATGTGTTACTGCTGCAATTTGTTGATCTACATACGCAATCGTAGATAATCCATCAATACTTGGAATAATTGGTACATTGAGTAAATCACTATAACTACCACTGAATATTGTAGGTGTGCCAACCAAATCAGCAAAATTTCCACTGAATACAGCAACTGCTGCTACTTGTTGATCTACGTATGCACTAGTTGCATATGATGCCAATGATGGTGTGTTTGTTACATTGGTATAATCTACAACTGGTACATATGCAGCGAATAATGATTGTACTTGCGCATCGGTTGCATATGATGACAAATCAATAGCGTCGCCATTGCTTGCACCTGCTATTGCATGGGCATCAATTGCTGAATTAACATCCGCAAGTGAAATGACATCAAGGTCATTGAAAAACTCACTTAGTGCAAACGTATTACCAGATGCTGGTACATACATTTTCTTTGTTGCGTCATACTTTAATAAATCACCATGCGTTACTCGCATTTCGGTATCAACGATACCTGATTGTGATCCATCAGTGACTGCACGTGGCCTTGCTGCGTTAATTGCCATTTTTTAACTCCTTAAATCATTAATACTATTTTGTTTACCGAGCCATGCACTGATGGATCATATGTCTGATCAACCAAATACGTTCTGTCTATTTTTGCACGTACATATACAAAATTACCAACAAATGTGACACCTTCTGTTGCCGATGTGCCATCTATCTGCAAATATTCAGTTGCTGTTGCTAATGCAATATTGAACCAATCGGCTTCTGTTGGAGAATCAAGCAATGTTGCTTGTAACCAAATACGACCCGTGAAATTATTTACATGAAAACTAACGGTATGTAAACCATCACTGTATCCATAAAATCCATCACCTCTGGCTTTATCGCCTGTGTATGACATTTCTGCCTTGTTTGTTAAAATTACTGTTGAACTAGCCATTTTATTCTTGTCCGTCTAATGTTTCAATTTCAATCAATACACCAACACCAGCCAATTCTTCAATTACTGCTGTAAGTTGGGCGATTGCTTCGCTATCTAATACTTCTATTGATTCTTCACCATCTTTTAACAATTTACTTGCTTTAATCACGATGACTGTTTCTGCTATCTTAGCCATAAGATACTCCTATTCTAATAATAGTATTTATCATTAAAGAGATAGCGTTAACTATGTTGTGATTATGGCGTAGCTGGTACGAATGTAGCGGGGATTAGTTGTATCCATGATGTTCCGTCATATCCTTCAAACATTTTGGTTTCTGTATTGAAAAACATCTGTGCTTCTACGGGGTTGGTAGGACGTTGTGCTTCTGTACCTTTTGGTAGTACGAACTCAGTCGTGCTTATATTCATGACATCTGTGTTGATAACAGACGCATTGATTGTACCAACGTCTAGTGTACCTTTTACCAGACTTGCGTCCATTGCACTGACATCATTGTTAGTCTGTGAACTTAACGTAATCGAATCAATTAGAATGAATTTTCCAGAATCGGAATCTTTTATCAGTCCAGCATAAGATGATGCACCGATTCTTCCTAAGAATCCCACATCTTCTGGGGTAGTTCCTGATTTATTTAATATAAGTAAAGAATCATCAAATGCTGTGTCTGTACTTATTAAATTTGTTGTTTGTATGCCTCTAAATGCCATTGGATTAATCTCTCTTTATAATAATAGTATTTATCATTATAAAGAGAGTACTTAATGATTAGTATTGCATATCTGGATCAATCGCCCAGTGAGTCGTTGGTTGGTCGTGGGTTAACCCACAAGCGATATCGTACAGGGTACGCACGCCAAATCCTACTGCACCTTTTGGTGTTGTATCTTTAGGACTATCAGTCCATGCCATTCCAGCAATATCCAAATGCGCCCATGGAGTATCACTATCAACGAAACGATATAAGAACTCTGCTGCTGTGGTAGAACCACCATACGGACCACCAATGTTCTGCATATCTGCAATAGGCGAATCAATCATCTTATTCCATACTTTGCCCATCGGCATACGGAAATAATTCTCTCCCGCATCTGAACCAACTGATGCAATATGACTAGCGAAACCAGTAGAATTACTAAACAAGCCTGCTGCTTCGTGACCCAGTGTTACCAAAATAGCACCAGTTAATGTTGCCAAATCAATGATCTCTGATGGCTTGTATTCATTTTGTACATATGTTAGAATATCAGCAAGTACTAAGCGACCTTCTGCATCTGTATTCAAGTTCTCAACTGTTTGACCATTCAATGACCCAATCACATCTCCTGGACGGGTTGCACCACCAGACGGCATGTTTTCTACAAGTCCTACGATTCCTACTACATTGGCTTTTACATTCTGTGAAGCAATTGCATGCATAGCACCAACCACTGCTGCTGAACCACCCATGTCAGTCTTCATATCACCCATACCCTTTCCAGGCTTTAGTGAGATACCACCAGAATCAAATGTAACACCTTTTCCTACTAGAGCAAGTGGTGCTGCATCTGTACCAGCATTCATGTATTCCATCACAACAACATAACTGTCACGATCAGAACCTTCACCAACACTCAATAGTAGATCAAATCCTAGTTTACGTAGAAACTTCTCATGCATGACCTTTACCGTTACACCTAACGGTGTTAACATTTGGTTGATACGATCCGCGTACTCTTCTGGATACAGTTCGTTACCCGGCTCAGTAACTAGGTCACGTGCTAAGAATACACTTTCTTCAATGGTTTTTATTGAATCTGTACCGTGAATATATGTAAACGCATCACTTGCGTAATCTGTCTTGTACTTGCTGAATGAGTATGCAGCAAGACGTGCACCTTCGATGATAGACGCAGAGGTCTTATCATTAAACTCAAAATAAACATGACTGCGCTTTTTATTATATTTGGAAAAACATTTACCACCAAGATTACGGAATTCGTCATCTGTCGCTGCTGTTGTTTTTACAATAAGCACTGCGTGTACAGACAATCCAGATGGATATGATACTTCAATCATATCATCATCTTTACTGGAATTGTTCATATCCCATGCTGCTTGTAACTGTCCCTTAGTTGCTTTGTCTAATACTTTGTAATACTTTGATTTATATTCAACTACGATTGCTGAATTATTTTCATATTCGCTCACACTGCCTCCAGTTCTTTATTTGTTATTAACACTTCACCGTCTGTATAACTGATCATCAGTTTTTCAGAGATGGTGTCATTCATAATATGCTTTGCTAATGGTAATTTAATACGCTCGTTAATTAGTCGTGACAGCGGTCGTGCACCCATCGCTGGATCATAACCTTCTGTTTCAAGGAATACTAATACACTTTCATCCCATTCAATCTCAACACCACGTGCTGCGATATAACCTTCTAATTGTCCCAAGAACTTTAGTACGATACTGCGCATATATTTTAATTTTAATGCATTAAATTGTACAATACCATCTAAGCGATTTCGGAATTCTGGTGCAAAGAATTTGTTGATTGCTTCATTAACTGCTAACGCGTTATATGCTTGATCACCAAATCCAATCGCTTTCTTTGAACCTTCACGTGCACCTAAGTTAGATGTCATAATGATGATTGAATTCTTACCCGATACCTTTTTACCTGTACTAGACGTGATTACACCATCATCCAATAATGCTAATAATACTGACATAATATCTGGATGTGCTTTTTCTACTTCGTCTAACAACAATACGCAATTTGGTGAATCTTCCAATGCAGTGATCAACAAACCATCTCCCGCTTTGCCGTCACCATGTCCGACATAACCAGGAGGTGAACCGATTAACTTAGATACTGAATGTGCTTCTTGATACTCACTCATATCAAATCGTACAAGTTTCATATCCATCGATTCTGATAATCGCTTCGCTGTTTCAGTTTTACCAACACCAGTGGGACCAGTGAATAGATAACTTGCGATAGGCTTGTTTGGTTCTTTTAATCCTGCTAAACTAATGGTAATTGAATTGATTACACGATTGATCGCTTCTTCTTGTCCAAATACATTGTTTCGTAGGAATGTCTCTACTTGAGTATGTTTATTACTTGTTTGTTCTTCTGCTTTAGTTCCCAAATGCTCTGCTGGGATACCAGTATAGCGAGATAATTCTGCACGAATTGCTTCGTCAGTTATCAATGTAACTTGATCGTCGCTAGGTTGAATCTTATTGAATGCACATGCGCGATCAATTACATCAAATGCCTTATCTGGTAATTTCTTATTAAATACATACTCTGCACTTAAATCAACTGCCAAATCACACGCAGATGGTTCAATCTCAAACCCATAATGAATTTCATATGACATTGCTGCATTACGCAGAATCACTTTTGCTTCTTCTACAGATGGTTCTTCAATATTAATCTTAGTGAATCGTCGTGCCAATGCTGCTTCTTTTTCAAATAATTTACGATATTCTTGATCTGTGGTTGCACCAATTACTTTTAATTTGCCGCTAGATAATGATGGTTTTAGTAAATTACCTGCGTCCATTCCACCTGACCCGCCACTCGTAGATCCTGCTCCGATCACCATATGAATTTCATCAATGAACAATATGACATCGTCGCGCTTTTCTAATTCTTCTACAAGTAATTTCATGCGTTCTTCAAAATCACCACGATACTTAGTACCTGCAACCAATTTTGCCATATCGAGCATCAATACTGTTTTGCCTTTAATAACATCTGGTACTTCATCTTCTACGATAAGTTTTGCTAATCCTTCTACAATAGCAGTTTTACCAACACCACTACCACCTACCAATACTGCATTGGATTTCTTCTTACGTGCTAATGTTTGTACAAGATCTCGCAACTCATCACGACGACCAACTACATCATCATAATTACTCGATTCTTCATTCATATTAACAGTGAATTGCTCAAGCGCAGTTGGTGCTGCTGCTTGACGTGATGGTGCACTAGTGGTGCGGGCGCCCGTGCCATCGGACAACGCATCGCCAACTGCCATATTCACGTCATGTAACCATGCTGACAATGAATGCTTATCTAACCCACACTCGTATGCGTAGTGTGCAGTTACTGATTGCTCTTCTGACAAGATGCTCAACAGTAAATCAACATTGTTGATTGATTTCTTTCCGTAAAATACAGCCTGTGTCATAGCACGATTGAATACTCGCTCTAACATCTGTGTCTTACGTGGTGTGACCTCTTCATCTGATGACATAACCAATTCATCGCATTCTGCTGCTAGATAATCTTCAATCGCTATTTGGATACTCTCACAATCTGCTTGTATTTCATAACACATAATACGTACTGCTGTGTCATCTAAAATGACCAAAGCCAAATGCTCTAGCGTCACATATTCATGCTTGTGACTTTTCGCTAGATCAATTGCGCGAACTACAATGTTTTCAATTTCTGACATTCTCTTAACCTTAATATAAATTGATCGATACTAGTATCAGTATCTAATGTTGGGATTTTTGTATTTACAATAATGTGCAAAGCTGCACGCTTCTTTGTTAGTTTATTCATCAATCCCTTTTGTGGAACAACAATAACTTTACCATCTGACGTTCCCGCTGGAATTTCTATTTCTAAATGTTCATCACACGGACCTACTACTGGAATTACACTGCCTCGCATTGCATCTACAATATCAATTGTGATATTCATTATAAGCGATAAACCGTGTCTTGTCAATGCTTTATGTGATAATTCTTTGATATTAACAATATATTTGTCAATAGGTGTGTTCACTTTATACTTATCATCTAACTTAGATCCTGCTGGTATTGTTACTTTTAATATCTCGCCAGTATCTGTCTCAATGTAATCATCTACACCTTCTATCTGCTGCTTGATTGTTAATTTTACATTTACCAAATGTGTATGTGGAGTTACAATAATAGGTACAATAGTACTCTTTCGTAATTGCTCGTATGCTACCGCAATACGATTGAAATCAACCGCTTTACCACCACGATCTGGATGATGCTTCATTGCAAGTTGCTTAAATGCGTGTTTTATCTCTTCCTGGGACGAAGTTGTCGCGATGTTTAGTATATCCCAAGGATTGCTGTTTGTTTGTTTCATAGTGTTTCTTATTGTCGAAATAGTGTGTTCCTATAAACTATTTCGTCAACGTTGCCATATATCTCATTGCTCAACAATGAACAATCACACTTCTAGTGTAACTGTATTTAACTAGGTTTCTACATGAGTTATACATCACTATATATAAACTGCGTTTTTTACTAGTCATTAAATATCTTTAGCACTTTGTCAGCAATATCTGCTTCAACGGGAACTGGAATAGTTACATCGCGATTATCGTTGTAATCATCGACATTAGTATTTATACCCTCGTAGTACGATTTGTATGCTGCTATGATTGATTTTTGCTCTGCTACTAATTTTAATATATCGGCATTATTCAGACTTAAATTTTCGTACCCAATATCAGTTAATGCAAATAAGGCAATATTACTGTTTACTTTTTGTAACTCTAACATCACTTCATCCATATTAGCAAGCGTCACTATCACGAAATCTACATCACGCAATTCCAACACAGTAGCATCTGGTAATATTAAATTAGGCTTGTCAATGGGTGCTGATTGGTATGTAACTGTCTTTGGTACAGATGAACAACTACTTAGGAATATAGTTGGGATTAGCAATGTCAGGACAACTGCTATTCGTTTGACTTTTCTTAACTGCATTTAATTCTTCCTTTGTTAGTGGTGAACCACTTACTATCTCAAAACATCTTAGCACATCTTTAGTGCCATTGTCAACAATCTTCTCTACTAATCCAGGCTTTGCTTCTGCTAATGCACCTAGTTCATGTCTACTTAATTTAGCCTGTAGATCTTTAACTCGTAGGTTCGCTTGTTGAAATTTAGTAGTCACAACCGAAAACTGTGCTTTAACATTTATCAAATCAACTTGTACTGCTTTCAATGCCGTATCAGTGGATTGTCGTGCTTGTTCCGATTGTGCTGCACTGACTGCATATGCTTGAATTTGTGCTTGGGTATATTTATAATATTGCCATGCACCATAACCAACTGCGCCGAAGATCACTGCTGCTATTAGATATATTTTAATACGTGAAAACATTATTTGTTCCTATATACGATTCTACATTTTGTCAAATCATATGGTGATATTTCTACTTCAACGTTATCATCTAGAAGTACATTGATATTCATTTTTCGCATCTTACCACTCAAGTGTGCTAGAAGAATATGTTGATTCGCTTCTAACTTAACTCTAAATTGGGCATTTGGTAGGCACTCGGTTACAGTGCCCGTTACTCTTATTGTTTCTTCCTTAGCCATTAGTAATTAGTTAGAAACTTAATTCGTTCTGATATTACTTTTGCATCTGCATCAGTTGCAATAACATATTCATAACTTGAGGTGTGTACTGCTTCTTCAAACTCTTCATGTGTCCATTCTTTTGGAATAGTGTCTTTGTAAGAAACAAATTGCCAATAAGCAACTTCATTGTCAACATTGAGAATGTCTTGCAACATCACATCAATTAACTTGAATAGGAAACTGTTACGATTGTATTCAACAAATACCGTGTATTTTCCTTCTGGTGTAGGACCCACTGATACATCAACATCTATTGCATCTTTGTGCCCAGTCTCTATGAACTGACTAAGATCTGAGGCTGCTTCAATATGATCAACTTCAAGTGCGACTACAACAATGTTCTTGTCATCTCCAATCTTACTTTTGTATTGATCAATACTAACCACATTGCTTACAAGACCACGTAGATCATTGTACTGCATTGCTTCATTAAGTGTCGTCTGATATGATTGCATCATCGTCTCCTAAATTTTGATCATATGCTTGCTCGACTGAATGACTATCAAACTGCATATCATCTACTTTCACACGACTTGTCTCAACTGTATCGATTAAACCACGTGGTACTTCAAGCGTAACCAACCATACTGGACGTTCAATCTTCTTTGCTCTACGCTTGTTCGAATGATTTGGGTCTATCTCAGTATCTTCTGGCTCGATTAATTTTGCTGCTGTAGTAAGTGTATCTTTTGTATAGAATACCTTACAACCATTGTTAAGCAATCGTTCTGCTCCAGTAGGATCTGGCATCATCTTATGCGGATATAACAAAGTCACTGTTACCCAATAACGCTCGATATGCGGACCGTCTACGATTTCGCCTTCAATCCAGTTCTTATATGCATACACATTTAATGACTCTAATACACCATCAATTTGCATTAATGTTTCTAATGCCGAATTTCGCTTGATGTTCTTACCCAACTGGGCAATGATGTCTGTTTGTTCCATAGTATTCTCCTAACTATTAATATAACAGTATTTAGTCTTTTTTATTAATTGACTTACTGTATATTAATTATATATGTTGTTAATGTGAGCATTAAAAAAATGCTAAATAATAGTGTACGAGCAAGTATGAGGCACACTCACTAAAACTTAAAAGGAGTTTTTAATGGCCAGACGAGCAAGAAAAACAAAAAACCAACAACGTCAAGATCACGATGTTAAACAGGACGTTATTCAACTTAATGGAATGAAGCGCAGAGAGCGATTCGTTACCATGATTCCAAAAAACCGCAGACAAGAAGACTACATCGAATTACTCGATGACAACAATAGACACATAGTATTCGCAATGGGACCAGCGGGAACAGGAAAAACCATGCTAGCAGTTTTAGCCGCTATTCGAGCATTCAAAGCAGGCACATGTGAAAAAATAGTCATTACACGACCCGCAGTTAGTGTAGACGAACAACACGGCTTTCTTCCAGGCAGTCTAGTAGAAAAAATGGCTCCATGGACTCGACCAATATTCGACGTATTTGAAGAATATTGGACACCACAAGAAATCGAAAGTATGGTAGAAGATGGCGTTATCGAAGTCGCACCACTCGCATACATGAGAGGACGCACATTTAAAAATGCATGGATCATCGGAGATGAAATGCAAAACGCCACACCAAGTCAAATGAAAATGCTTCTAACACGTATCGGCACAAATAGTCGCATCTTCGTAACAGGCGATCTCGCACAGCACGATAGAGGGTTTGAAGCGAACGGTCTAAAAGACTTTTTAATCCGACTTAAAGAACAAAAAAGTGATATGATCGGTGTCATTGAATTCGAAAAACAAGACATAGAACGACATATCGTAGTACAAGCCATATTAACAATTTATGGTGATGAAGACTAATTAACCGAGGATTTCCTCGACTATATCTGCCCAAGTACTCGCTCGTACTATTCTTTCATCACTATATGCAGCATTATGAGGATGGTCAATTAAAATTGATTTCAATCCCAAATCTGCGCCCAACACAGCATTAGACCACTTATCCTCAATCCAATACATTTCACTACCGCGATAGTGTTCTAGTTCTTCATCTTTATCAGCACCCGTATCAAGGCAGATTACATCAACAAATGCATCACCGTATAACTCTTTCAAGTTGCGAACACGCAATGCTTTTGACTTTAGATCTAAACTTAAACTAGTGATTGCAACAAACTTGTAGCCCGCTTCAACCAACTTCGCAATACCAGAACGTGAATCACGCATCGCTGGTAAAGATGCCATCCAACCACAGTTGTTAAACTCATGTATTAAACGCTTTCCTTCTGCTTTCTCAATACCATACATAACGGAAATGTCATATACTGCAAACTGTTGTTGTACATATCCTTTAGTAGCCATCCATTCTTGGAAAGATGCTTCCCAATCTAGACACACTCCGTCGCAATCTGTCAATATAATTTTATCTTTCATAGTCTTGCTCTCTTTATTAACTTATGTAACTATTATATAACAATGAGCCTTACTTGTCAACACTAATTATAATAAGTTTACAAATTCTCATTCTTTATTTGCTCTTCTTGATCACTCTTAATTGCTTCAAGCCATTCACCAACAAGCCCGGCTTGAGTATTATTAATTGTTTCCCATACTTCTTCATCGAACACATCTGCTGCTTCATCAACCCATTCATCATCAACATAAGATTCTTCTGTCAACTGTTCAGATTCATTAATGACAAGATGAATGATTTCTTCAGAAACATATTCAATCCAATCAGACATGTCATCGCCTTCATATATATCTGCGCCAAAGAAGTTTGGTGCTTCATCCTCATACATAATAGATGTAATAATTTTAGGATCATATTCTACAAGAATACCTAGTAGTTTCTGCAACCCCTGTGCTGGCGCTGACCAAGCAGATTCTCCTACGAAATATACATCACCCTCTTCGACAGAGTAGTCCTCAAAATAACTCCACTTAGGACCTATGTTATTGGTAGTCCACTCATACTTTTCTGTCTCTTCATATGTCAGGTCATCCTCAACAAAGATATCAGAAAACCATTTGTGTGGTGCATCCTCGCGAATACGCCCAAACATCTCTTTCAGTTTTGTTCGTGCATCATCATTGATTTGATGGAATTGCACATAAAAGTGTACATGATTTGCCATTTTTAAATTCCTTTAACTTATATATAAATATTATACAACAATAAGCATTGCCTGTCAACACTTATTACAGATTAAATACACTCAGTTGGACATTGCATAACGTAGTTATTAAAACCACCTATAACAACGTATACTTCGTCGTATCCAGTGCTTACAAGTTGGGATGCTACTTGACGTGCACTAATACCTTTGTAACAACACACGATGATTGGAAGGGTTTTGTCAATATTATTGAAATATGACGACATGTTATCTTTATCAAGATGGTGACTATTCTTGATTTTAGATTGATTGAAATCTGCTTCATTACGTATATCTAGTAATTTAGCACCTGCTTCTACTTTGGATTGTACATCAATTGGTGCAATTAATATAGCGGGATGTTCGTTGGTCATTAATATTTTTCCGTTTAGGTGGGCGCAGTTAACGTAACGATATCACTAAAGTGTTCGTCAAATACATTAACTAAATGCTCGTAATCACCACTATTCATATCTCTTACGATATCTGCATGATCAGGACGAGCGAGGCTAGTTGCCAATGCGATTAAGTTAGCAGGTGTACCACCTTCACCAGTGATATCTACTACAATGGATTCTTTGAAATGATTAGAGTTAATCATGATTTAAAACCGATTAGCGTTGCGTTCAAATAACTGCTCACGCGTAGGCTTGCTACTAAAGAAACTTTCTAACGCTTCGTTATCTTGTGCTGCTTTTGCTACAACAGTGTTATCATACGATAACTGACTAATGTAACCGAATGCTAGGAAATCACCTAACACATCCTCAAACGGACTACGATCATTAGACTTCCATAATACGACACCGTCGTGGTCACGCACGTATGCTTTAGACCATTGCTCGTAAACCTTTGCGCCCTTTGCTGTTTTAATCATAGTCTTGCTCTCTTTATTAACTTATGTAACTATTATATAACAATGAGCCTTACTTGTCAACACTTAAATAGGAGTAATTGAAGTAATATTCTTTAGCGTCTTATACAGAAACTTATCGTGAAGCACATTGTTAAGTGGTTTTAATTGTCCTCTACCATCTAATCTCACACTACCTGTCATACCAAACAATGCATCAAATGCGGATGCCGTACTAATCATGTCAGACACAGTAGAATCACCATCGCGTCTTTTTGAAATAGATAATTCATATACCTTATTATGATTATCTGCCAACCTATATATGAATGACTTCTCACGTACTGTGTCATGTCTATATTTTTCGATAAGACGTAACTGTAATCCCTCAAATTCACAATGAGAGTGATGATTATAATCATGAGACACATATTTGTCAGCAATAGCATCAGTGCGTTTTTCATACGAAGTGATTCGCGGCAACGTAATTAACATCTTCTTGTACGATTCCATCATTGGTGTATTTCGATTACTACACATATGAAGCAGTTTTTTTCGCCAAGACGTAAGTGTAATATCATCACTTAATTTCGCCATGAAGAACTT